TCATCAGGTAATTGTATTCGGATCTAATCAAAGGATTACTCATGAGCTTGTTTGCGGCCTGACGTGGATCTTTATAACCTGCCTTCGCAGCCGACTCGATCAGAGATAGTCTAGGATTATTTACAGCAGTCCAAATGAATATTCTTTGTCTGCGATTGAGTTTCTTGTCTAGGTTGCAAGTTTCGATAGGGGGAGTATCTTTTTCAGCAAGTAGATTGCCTTCGTAAGTTGTATCATGTTTCTTTTGATAATCTGCCATGATTTTTTAGCGTATTCTAATACGACCTCCTCCCACCATTCTCCCAATAGTGTGTAGCAAGGGTACACTCCCGACTATTCAGTTGTCAAGAACTTTAGAGTATTAAAGGGTATTTTCTTCTATTTCCTATGACAAAAATGAAAAAAATAAAATATTAATGAAAGCCTTATAAATAAAGGGTTTGCGTTGTCATAAATCCCATGACAAAAACCCGACAATATTAATTTTCAGGATCTAACTCGAAATCAGCAGTAAAATATATACCTTCTTCGCCTATGTAATCTTCAGGTAAATGAGCATCTAAAGTCTCATTAACCAGGCGTACTGTTTCTTGTTCTGATTGTGTGATCTGCATTATCTTTTGCAAAGCATAAGAAAGCATACAAAGGCTAGTTAAAAGTTCCGACTCGCCCCTTACACAATGATTATTAACTATGCTGTCGCATTTACTAATGAGTTCTTGGGTAGTAGGCGGCCCTAATTTTTCAGTAAAATTTATAACTTCATAAGCCATATGAGATTATATACATACTTAATGATTATAGGAAAGGGCGGAGAGATTTCTAGCCAGGCTCTCTCCGAAGCCTTAGCCGTTAATTAGGGAGAATGACATGAACGGCACTAGAACTAAGAGGAGCAACTTAAAAAATCTCCCCTTAATTACGAATAGTGGACATATTATACTAATTGTGTATATAATACAAGCAGAGGTAAGAGTTTATGAGAAAAGAAGAAGATTTAATTCATCAGTTAGCTATGGCTGAGTTTGACTTAGCAAGAACTAAAGAATGGATTAAGGAGATTAAACAAAAATTAAAAAAAGAGGAGGAGCAACATGCAAAGTCTGCCTGAAATACTAGAGCCACATAAAAATTATGTTTTGAATGAAGCATATTATTTCCCAAAGCTAACCAATAGCTTTTATCACAACAGTCCAGGCGTAAGTTCGTCAACCATAAGAAAGTTTATGGATAGCCAAATACACGCTTTATACGAGGAGATAGAGGACTCTCCTGCTTTAAGGTTTGGTACAGCAGCCCACGCCCTTATAGTCGAAGGTCAGGAGGCTTTTGATAAAGATATAGCAGTTATTGTCGGATCTCCTTATACAAGTGCCAATAAGTCGTTAAAAGCAGACTATGAGCAAAGGGGTTATACAGTTATTAACAACCAACAGAAAGACGATATTTTTGCCATGCAAGATGCACTTATTCCTGAGGCAAATAAGTATCTCAATCCAGATGAAACTGACTATCCCTCTATATTTGAAAGTCCATACGAGTCGTCATTTTATTGGTATGAAGGAGAAACACTTTGCAAATTAAGATCTGATGTCATTAGGCACCCAATAGGTCAACCGTATTCAGAAAAGAACATAATTATTGTTGATTACAAAACTACAATGGATTGTTCGCCTAAAGGATTTCTAAGCTCTGTTCGTAAGTACGGCTATGATCTACAAGCGTCTTGGTACAAAAGAGGGTATGAAAAAGCAGGATTTAAGGTAGAAGGTTTTTATTTTGTCGCACAAGAAAAAAAGAAACCTTATGCTAGTAAAATCTTCAAAATGTCTGAAAAAGATTTAGTAGCAGGATGGATAGCGTTAGAAGGCACTTTAGGGCTATATAGAGACGTTATGAAGGGCGAAGAGCCTATGATACATAATTCTCCTAATCTTGTAGAAATTAAGCTCAGAGAGGACAACGACAGAGAGATTTAATGAGAGAAGATAAATGGGCTATAGCTTTGGGAATATGTATCTTGATAGGACTACTGATTATGTCTTGGAATATAGCAGTAGGTATTGTTAGCTTATGAAATTAACGCCAAAAGATTACATAATACTTTTCTTAGCAGGATCTTTAATATTTTTGTTAGCAAATATAGATGTTTGGATTGTATTTGGAGAAGTATATGACTAACACAAAAATAAAATATGCAGGTAAATTAACAGATCAAACTTTGTTAAGATTACAAAAACATGTTAAAAAAAGGAGAAAAAATGATTGCATACTACAGAGTTGAAGGAGAAGTTATATTAGGTTTTGACGGCAAAGATGATTGCATTTATCGGATGTACATAGCAGATCCAGTAGCAAGATCTAAACACATACTTAATATCAAAGATGACCTTAGAGGTTAGACACGATTATCAAGCTGAAGTTCAGCAAGGAGATAAGTTAAAAATTATACAGGCATCTGACTGTGTTTCTTTTGAAGATGCTTTCAATAAGGTAAAAGCTTTATCGCCTGATTGTTTGATCAAAAAGATTACCAATAAAGCTACAAAATCTTTCACTATTTATTATACTAGGACAGATGGGGATTAGAGTTCTTAGTTTGTTTGATGGAATGAGTTGTGGTCAGTTAGCTCTACAAAGACTTGGTATTGAGGTAGATACTTATTACGCAAGTGAAATAGACAAGTTTGCAATTCAAGTAGCCCAAGCTAATTTTCCCGACACAATCCAAGTTGGAGATGTTTGTAATTTAGATCCAAAAAATTTCAAAGACGTAGATTTAATACTTGCTGGCTCTCCTTGTCAGGGTTTTTCTTTTGCTGGCAAACAGTTGGCTTTTGACGATCCAAGGTCTGCATTATTTTTTGAGTTCATTAGGATATTAAAAGAAGTAAAGCCAAAATATTTTTTATTAGAAAATGTCAGAATGAAACAAGAGTTTCAAGATGTAATAACAGATCAGGTTTCTGTTTGCTATCCTGAGTTTCAAGGTGGAGATTTATTTGGGGGCAAGATAAAGCCCATTTTAATTAATTCAGCTCTTGTATCAGCTCAAAATAGATTGAGATTGTATTGGACTAACATACCAAATATAGAACAACCAATAGATAAAAATATTATTTTGGAAGATATTCTTATTAAAGAAAATACAGAAAGTTATGCCTTGTCTGATCTTGCAAATAAAAGAGCAAAAGATAACCCAAGATCCAGGGCTTTCAAGCCTGGTCAAGAAAAAAGTGGGGCTTTACTTGCAAATCAATACAAACAATCAACAGACAGCCTATATGCTTTGAATAAGCCTGTGCAAGTTGGTATGGCTGTTGAAAAAGTTAAAGTAAGAAAACATGAAGTGGACATACTCAAACTTCAAAAATGTATTTTGGATCACTATGATAAATCAAGTTTAAATAAAAAAGAAATATCAAAAAAGTTAAAAGATAAATACTCTACAGTCGAGCATTACTTTAGAAAAGTTGGTAGCGATTTCTTTGCCATTCCTTCAGAAGAACATTGGCCTCAATTAAAAAAAATACTTGGGATTACAACAGACGAATTTGATAAGTCTATTATGGAGTTTGAGATTAGAGATGGAGTTTATGAAAGCACACAAAGAGTTTATAGCTCAAAAGGTAAATCGCCCACAATCACATCTGCTCACGCAGAAAAACTTGTAGCAACTACGCCTATGCAAGTTGGCGTAGCCGTTGACATAAATGGACACGATATACTAAAAAGAGTTTATTCGCCAGAAGGAAAATCGCCTACATTAAATGCACATGGAGGTGGTAATACCGAACCTAAAGTTGTATCGGGGGCTTGGAGAGCAAGATCTTATGATGATAAAGGGCAGAGAGTTAAATGGAAAGAGTCTAAGCCTAAACAAATGTTAGAGCTAAGAAAAGATCAAAAAAGTAATTCAATAGGATCAGTTCAAAAAGATAGCGTTGTAGTGCAAGATTTATCTTGGAGAAGGCTTTTACCCTTAGAGTGTGAACGACTTCAAACAGTACCTGACAATTACACAAACCATGTATCAAACTCGCAAAGATATAAAATGTTAGGCAACGGTTGGACTATAGATGTTATCGCACACATTTTAAAAAATATGGATCTAAAATGATATTACAAAAATTAAAAGATTATCTTGAAAATAAAATAGCAAACAATGAAGTTGTATTGCCTGAGCATTTATTAGAGGAAATACAAAATTGGGAAGATGAAGAGAAAGAAGAAGAATAAAAAAGCAGAGAAAGAATTTAACCAAGCTCTTTGGAACAATTTGAAAGAACAACATACAAAATCTGAAGCTGATGAGGCCCTATTAAAATCTTTAAAAATTATAGAAGATTTAATAGATGAAGTTTCTTTCGTATGGACAGATACGGGAGATGAAGAAAAATTAAAGAAAATGGAAAGTAAATTAGATAAAATAAATGTGGCTTTTCACATAATAAAAGCGAACTTGAGATAATGCAAAAAACAAAACATTTTCAAGAACACAAATCTGTTTGTGGATCTAGAGGAAAAAAAACAAGCCAGGGTATTCATAAAAATACCATGACTAGCACAATGAACAAGCATAAAAGGAGACAACAAAAATTAAGATATAGAGGGCAAGGAAGATGAAAGAACTAGATAAAGATGTTTATATAGAAAATTTAGAAAAAAAAGTTGATGAATTATCAAAAAAAAATAAAGAATTAGAGATTTACTTTTGTAAAGTAATGCCAAGGTATGAAGAAATAAAACAATCTTTTTCAGATTTAGCTTGGACTATGGACATGCAGCCAGACAGAGCAGAGTTTCCTGCTATTATTAGAAAGTTATTAGATGATTCTATTGTGGTATTGAAGAAGGGGGAGCATATACAAGACTCCCCCTTCAATTTTATCAATCAAAAAGGAGGTGGACTTACTTCTGAATCTTCTGACGCAGACTCAGATGATTGAGGAAAGTCGTTCTTAAATTCATAAGACCTAACGACAGTTTTTGTCGTAGTACGAGCATTACCGTCATTATCTTTCCAATCTTCATCTACATTTCTGAGATTCATTAGTAATTCTTTACCAACATAAGCTGAAGCATCATCTGGGTACTTTTTAAACCCGACAGCTTTAGCCAATCTAGTAAACTTTTCAGTTGCAATCCTTCTCACATCTTCGGTTGGATGCCAAAGACTGAAGTATTCAACATGATCTTTATATTTACCATTATCTACTTGGAAAGTAATCTTTAAAGTATTATTACCTGATTTAGATTGGTACTTAACACTTTCAATTACCTTACAAGGATAAGTTCCTTCAGGAGCCACACCTGGTCCTATAGGCATTTCATCAATAGAATCAATGAAATCAACGTCTGCAAAATCTACCATTATTACCCCGCTTTAGTTAAAGGTTCTTCTTGTGTGGTTTGTTTAGCCTTTCCAAATCCTAACTTATCAATAAGTTTTGTAAGGTTAGGTTCTTCAAATGGATTTAACTTACCACTCCTATCTTTAGCCACATGACCTTGACCAGTTTCAGTTTGCAACCATCTTCTTTTGATTACATTACCTTCTTCGTCTTGATCTTCAATTATTCTCAAAGCCAACACTTCGTCAAAGAAATAAGTAACTGCTTGTCCTAATTTAGTACCAACCATTTTTGGTTCAAAGTTAGGTATGCCGTCAGCAATAGTTCTTTCACTCTTAGCTAAGAAAACAACGTGCATTTTCAAATCTCTGTAAGCTCTCATAACATTAGTCATGCTTTCTTGCACATTACCGTATGCAGCTCTAGGATCTTTGTTTCTTGATTTTTCAAAATTAAGTAAGATCTCACTTATCTCAGATATTGAATCTAGACAAACGGTGTCATACTTAATTTCACCAGATTCTAAAAGTCTATGAATCTCCATGACTTCAGCAGCTTCTTTAACTTCTAAAGCATCAACATTCGTAGAGTCTTTAATAGAAAGTAAACCAGCCTCAGCAGATATAACTAATGTTTTACCTGGTGCTGTCTCACATATAGTTGTTTTACCCGAACCAGCTTCACCGAAGATAAGGATTTTAGCTCCTTGATCATCTACTAACTGACTAGGCGTAACAATTTTATTTTTTATGCTCACTCTTCACCTCTCTGTTTTAATTAATGAACTTGAAAGATTATAGACTATACTATACTATGTGTAAACATTTATTAAGAGGAGCAAAAAAATGAATGAAATTTGGAAAGCTAATTACTATCACCGACAAAAAAAACTGTCGGATGAAGCACTAAAAAATCTAAAAAAATCTGGACATGAGCCAGAGTTTCAAAACAAAAAAGTAAAGCACTACTCACTCAAGGACTATATTGAGTTTTTGGGAGTGAAGGAGTCTGCATCAACTTTTGATTGTTCTGAAGCGTCTATTAAAGCTTGGCGTTATGGATATAGAAATCCATCTATAAAACAAGCTCATCAAATAATAAAAGCGACAGAGGGTAAGCTTACTTACGAATCTATATTTGGAAACATAAAAGATCTTCAATCTTAGATGTTTCAAATAAATTTATCAGAGGAGGACTCTCCTTATGAATTAGCTATGGCTTATTATGAAGAAGGCCTTAGCGTAATTCCTTTGCAGAGAAAAGATAAAAAGCCCCCAAAAAATTTAGGCTCTTGGGAAGAATACAAAACCAAAAGACCTGAAAGAGAAAAAGTTGAAGAGTGGTTCAAAGACAGAGATGATCTTGTCGTTGCTATAGTTTGTGGAAAATTTATTGTAGTAGATGCAGACACGCCTGAGGCTATGACTTGGGTAGAAGAAAATTTGCCAGTAACTCCTTACAAAGTTATTACGGGTAAGGGTATGCACTTCTATTACAATAATCCACAAAACTTTACGACTTTTGCCACAAGGAGAACAAATGAAACGCCAATAGAAAGACTTATTGATATTAGAGGAGAAGGTGGATTAATTATTGCTCCTTACAATAGACATGCAAACGGTGCAATTTACAAGCCTGTTTTTCTTGATGGTTGGAGTGTTTATGATATTGGAGACTTACCTGATTTTACAGAAAAAGAATGGTACAAAATAACGGGTGTACCTAAAGAGTCAGGAGCCAAAGATAAAAATATAACTGTACCTTTCTCTCTTGATGGGGTTAATGAAGGCTCAAGGAATGATCAGGCAGCAAGGATTGCAGGTTATATGATTTCTAAAAATGTAAACCTTAACTTTACAAAATTTTTTTTAAGGTCGTGGAACACTAATAACAATCCGCCACTCACTATCAGAGAAATTGATCAAGTTGTAGATAGTGTGAAATCTACGCATGACAGAAAAAATCAAAAAGCTCCTTTGTTTGTTCAAGCAGTTGATAATATAAAACCACCAAAAGATTTATATGATCCTCCTGGATTATTAAAAGACATGTATAACTTTTGCGAAGATATTGCACAAGTGCCACAACCTGAATTATCTATGGTCGCTGCTTTATCTTTAGCATCAGTATCTTGTGGCAGAGTTTATAGAACTAATATGAATAATTTTTCTAGTTTGTTTTTTATGTGTATTGCCAAGTCAGGACAAGGAAAAGAAAACATAAAAACATTTGTAGAAACCATACTGAACGAATCACAACATTCAAAGTTGATAGTAGGAGATGGCTATACTTCAAGTGGAGCTGTGCATTCAATACTGAGACAAAGACCAACACAAATTACTATTATGGATGAGTTTGGTAAAAGGTTGGAGTCAATAGGTGGACAGCAAAATTTTAACAGAGAAGATGGATTGCAAACTTTGATGGAAGCTTGGGGTAGGTGTCATGGTACTTTAAGACCTGATAATTATTCTTTGATGAATGTTCCTGATCAATATAAAGATCAATTTATGAATAGGCTTACGCATAAACCAAACATTACTTTAGTTGGTTTATCAGTACCTAAGAACTTTTATAAAGCTTTGAATAGTGGCAGGATAGCAGATGGTTTTCTTAATAGATTCTTAATCGTAGAGTCAAAAGAGCCAAGAAGAGTAGCACAACTTAAAAAGTTTAGAGATGCACCATTAAGAATTGTAAATTGGGTTAATTATGTAAGACGACCTATAAATGATTTTTATGAAGTAGCTATTGACAATGCTGATATTGATTTGGAACAAGTTGTATTAGACTTTGACCAAGACGCAGAATTAGTGTTGCAGGACTTTGCATCTGAGATCGTTAAAAGGCAAGATATACTTGAGAAAGATAATTTAGAGCCATTACTATCAAGATCTAGAGAAAAAGCCATGCGACTATCCCTTTCAGTTACTCTTGCGGAGAACCCCAAAGCAAAAAAGATTCCAGGGGATATTATGAAATGGTGTGTTGATTTTGTTAGATATTACGACTTGCTATTTATTGAAGCTTGTAGAGATAGAGTTGCAAGTTCAGCAATCGAATCAAAAATCAAACAAGTGCTTTCTTTTATCAGGTCAAGAAATGGCGAGGGTATATCTAAAAGAGAAGTGGATAGGCATGAGCTGTTTAGAAGTATGAAGTCTTATGAGGTAAAAGAAATTATTGAAAGACTTATGAACGCTAGAGAAATTCAAGAGGTAGAAGTAAAGGTGGGAGGAAAAGGAAGGCCAACTAAAAGATTAGTGGCTGTCGATCCAAACTTTTTTGAAGAATAACTATGAAAACATACATACACGTTAATCAACACAAAATTAGATCTAATAAAAAAAATAATACTAATGAGCCTGTAATTACAGTCAAACAGGGCAAAAATAATACTTACTGTCATGAAGTCAAAATACTTGGAGACAGTATTATTAGATATGGTGGTAACGAAAAACCAATTTTGTCTTGTGGAGCTAGAGTAGTTATAGAAACACAATCGGAAGTTGAAATTATTAAATGAGGTAAATTATGAAAACGCCAAGTTTAGAAACCAAAGATGATCAAAAACGGGAAGAACGAGTAGCAGGTTTTTTAGAAGGATTGTGGGGAGTAACCTGTCATAAGTTGCCAACCAATTACAGCTTAGACTATTGGATAGAGTCTAAGAATAATTGTTTTTGGTGTGAAGTAAAATGTCGTTCTTTTCCTGCAACTAAGTATGAAACTTTTATTGTGTCTGCAAATAAATTAAGAAAGGGTGCATCATTCGCCAGGGCAAGTGGCGTTCCTTTCATTATTGTTTGGGCTATGAAAGACAGCGTTTGGTATCATCAATGGGATCCTGAACATGAATACGATATAAGAATGAATTTGAAAGAGGATCCAAAATTTGAAGAAGATAATGAACCTTATGTTCACTTTCCAAAAGATATATGTAAATGTTTGTCAGAAAAGCCATTAGGCTTGGACAGAGAGGAAATAGGGTTTTAGAATATGCTATATGAACTTAGAGCAATACTATTTAGAATTGTCTATTTTTGTTGCTTCAGTAATTTCAGGATTAGCCTTAAAGGATTGGTCAGTAAGTTTCATTAAAGGTTTAAACTTTAAAATGAATCCACAATTTAAAGAAGGCGATAAAGTAAAACTAGATGGAGAGGAGGCTGTTGTAATTAAAATCGGCATGACTACTTCTGTCTTTGGCGTAACGGCTAAGGATGGTTATACTTGGAGATATGTTCCAAATCAAAGGATTGATTATTTAAAGTTAGAAAAAATAATCGATAAAGATTTACATGTTGATAGTACAGAGGAGAAAAAAGCTAAATTAGAAAAAATACTACGAGGTGAATCAGATGATTGATAAATTCTTAGGCCCAATAACAGGTTTGTTAGACAAGATAGTTCCTGACAAGACAAAAAAAATGGAACTTGAACATGCAATCAAAACTCAAATGTTTGAGTTATCAAAACAACAAAATGAAATTAATTTAGCTCAAGCTAAACACGCTTCTGTGTTTGTGGCGGGAGCTAGGCCTGCCATCATGTGGGTGGCTTGTTTGGGCTTGTTATGGAGCTTTTTCTTAGCTCCTATAATGAATTGGGTAGTAGTTATTTCTGGATCGTCAATACAACCACCTGTGCTAAATACAGAAGGGTTGATGACTTTGACTTTATCTTTACTTGGTCTTGGTGGTTTGAGAACTGCTGAAAAATGGAAAGGTGTGGCTAGAAATAATATGGTAGAGGAAAATGTTAAAGACGCTTACAAATAAAGAAAGAGAAACTTTTGCAAAAGACTGTTTTAAGATTTTAAGTTTTAACATTCCAAACATTAAATCTTTAGATAACCTTTATGATCATTACAATACAAATTATCAAGTGATACACATGTGTAAAGATATATATCCAAAAGGATATGAAAACATGATGGAATTATTTAGAAAAAGAAAATTAGATTTGATTGTTAAATAACAGGTCTATTAGCCAATCTTTCTGCAAAATCCAATCTTTCAGGAGAAAGCGGATCTACGCTAACGGGCTCTACTTCAGGCAAAGGAGTGCTAGATTGTAAGTTTCTAATATCTCTTTGGCTTTCCTCTCTTAAATTTCTTAAAGATTCTTCAAAAGATTTAACATCTGGGTTTTGGTTTCGTATATTTTGAAACTCTTCTTGACCTCTTTCAATACCACGTTCTGCTTGTGCACTTCCTTCTGAAACTGCATCCCCAACTAATCTTATGCCAAGTTGTCTAGCAGTCCTGATAAAAAACTGTACTACTCTACCAATGGCTTTAGGATCTTTACTAGCTAATATATTTAAAATTCTAGGACTTGAAAAAGCTTGTCTCATAAGTGCTAATCCTGCAACAGTTGGCAACATACCTATGCTTAAAGCGTTTACTGCAATACCTGCAGCTACAAGAGTACCTGCTGACTTTTCTATGGTTAAACCGTCTAAAGCTCTTTGTAATGCTCTAAAACCCATCAATGATTCTTTACCAAACATAGCCTCTAATGTTGAATCTCCATAACTATCTAAAGTCCTTCTTAGTCTGTCAGGCTTAAATATATCTGTAATTTTTTCTTTAGATGGATCAAAAGTATCTTTTAACAATTTAGATAAACTAGCTTGTTGTATTTCAACAAATGTTTCTGGATCTACAGTATCTTTAACTATCTGAATGTTAGCAGCACTATTTGGTTTAAATACCACATCTGCAATCTCGTCAGTTCCTGAAACATCCAATCTTTTGATAATAGAATTTTGCTCAAAAGCAATTCTTTCTTTTGCAGCGACAGATTTATTTTTTAAAGCATCCAAAAATTTTTGTGCAGTAGCAGTATCTCTAAGTCCGCCATCAGTTTCTACAATTTGGTTAATTAAATTTTCTAGCTCTAATGGTTGTTTGTTATACATGCTTGGAGTTATTCTTCTTAATTGAGTAACTGTGTCTAAAATATTTTTATAGTTAGGCCCAAAGATAATTTCCATTTTCCCTTCTTTTGTCCTATCAAATTTTAATATCTCATCTGCAAACTTTTTAAAATCTAAAGACTTACTTGTTTTATCGTAAGACTCACGCCAAGCGTCATGTAAAATCTTTCTTTGTAATTGTGTTTTTATGTGTTGTTCTCCGCCAAATTTTTCAAGTTTTTGTGCTAGAAGTTTTTTATCGTTTCCATAAGTATCTCTTAAATACTTTTCATGATTTCTTATAGCTGTAAAAAAATCTTCAAAAGGTTTTGTATCTTTGGATCCTGATAATATAAATTCATCATAAACGCTATTGATGTTGTAATTACCTTGTTGCGATTCGCCAATAATTTGTTTTATTTTTAAAGAATCAAAAGGTTCTAATTTTTTTCTTGTATCTGAATTTACTCTTTTTAATTCTTGTACTGCTTCAGAAATTTCTCTAGATGCTTTTTTATCTAATCTTTTATTTATATAGCCTTTTACCTTTCCTTTTTTGCCAAACATTTTAATCAAACTATTTGGATCTTCTAAAATATTTAATAAGCCAGGTTTATAAATAGGATCTTCTGGATTATCTATTATCTTTATAATATCGTCTAATAAAGAAGTATTTCTTCCAACATTTAAGCTATTCATTCTCATCCCTTTCATAGAAGATAAATCGTTTCTAATTTGTTGTAAGTTTTTACCAAACTTATATTCTTCTTTTATAGCTCTACCTATTGTAGGATTTTTGTCAAACACAACTGGATTTAAATCTTCCCAATACTTCAAAAAACCATCTTCATAAGCCAAAGCGTTATCTATCAATCTTTTATCTTCCTCTAACCCACGGATTAATTTTGTTATTTCATCTGCGGTATGATCATCAACCTCTCTTGGTGCCTGAATTGATTGCTCTACACGATTCCTTCCGTATTTTCTACCGTAAGCTTGTAATATTTTTCCTATATGTTCAGAAATATGTTCGTTTAAAGATCTTGTTATGCCTTCAAGTAAATCAGGATCGTCTTTTCCTACGGCAAGAAGCATTTTATCTAGTCTTATATAATTTCTCTCTAACTGATCATTTACTGCTTTGTGTGATTGGTTAAGGCTATTTACTAACAATTCTCCTATTTCCTTTCTGTTCATAGCACTTCCAAAATCATCAGCAGAAGTTATGCCTTCCATAAGTTCTTGTACAAGCTTGTTTACTTGTTTGTTGGTTTTAATTTCTGCTGAATTTAATTTTTGTCTTGCGGCACTTAAAGCTCCTGTAATTTGTTCTCTAGTAGATTCTTTTACAAATTCTTCACCAGCAAAGTTTTCTCCGTTGATAAGCCTGTTTAGTCTGTCTATTTCTTCTCTTAGATAAGCTTTGGTACTTAGGACTCTTTTATTACCAAGAACTGTTTCTGAAACAGCTTGTAATCTACCTGCTATAACTCTATTCAAAGCTGATTGTGATGGTAAAGCTTTTACTTCATTTTTGCCTACCTTACCTTCTAGTACAGCTTTTTTAATTTCTCTTTCTGTAGCCTCTCTACCTAAAGACTCATCTAGTTTCATAATGTCTAAAATAGATCTGCCTTTTATAGCTTGTTGTTGAAATCTTAAATTATCAAAAGGAGCTTGTTTGCCTAACAGTAAAGAATAAAATTTAAAAAGACCTTCACCAAGCCCTTGTCCAACTGAGCCCAAGACACCTTCATAAGCTAAAAGATTTCTTAGCTCATCTCTAGTTTGTGCTTGATAGCCTTTATTAATTTCATAAGCCTCCTCAACACCTTTACCTGCAGCTCCGCCTAATCCTGAAAGCAAAATGTTGGACAAAGCAGGTCTGCCACCTAAAAGATTTGCCAAAGCTTTGGCTGCTCTTAGTTGAGGTACTAAAGCTATTACACTACCGAATATAGGGCCTACCACGCCTGAAAAATCTGCAAGATCATATCTGTTAAAACCAAAAGTCCTTTCGTCTATAATGGTATTTTGTTCTAGTTCCTGGCCATTTTTTAACTTTATAGTCCTGACTTGATCTGCAAGACCTAGCATTTTCATACCTTCTGGTGTCAAAGCTAACTGCCCTGACGAATCAACTGCGTATTCGTTACCTACATACTTACTAAGTATTTTTTCTCTCTCTACTTCGTTTTCTGCAAGTCCTAAATCAAATCTAAGCTTTGCGTCTTTAACTCCGCTATCGTAATTAAAAAAAATATTGTCAGCTTGTGGGGCTAAAGTTCTTTCTGCAATTATCGCTTTTACTTTAGCTCTAGCTTCATCAGGAGATTCAGCTTCGATTTGTAAAGATTCTGTGTCGGTTACATTTACATTATAAGTTGGCATGTCATTACAAATCTATATTAATAATATCACTATCTAAAAGTTTCTTAGTATTTATTAAAGTTTCAGTCAAAGTTTCATAATCTAAACTATATCTTTGATACTCAGGTGAATTATAAACTTGTATTTGTTTTGCATATCTAGGATCTGCATTAAGTAATTCTATGTCCGATACAATTTGATCTTTATATTGTTTACCACTAGCTTTGAAACCATTAAGAGATGCTTGTAAAAGCTGTAGTATTTCAGCTTTAGAAGCCATACCTCGTCTTTGATCACCAAAAACTCTTGTTATAATGTCTCTATCTCTATCCGATATAGTTCTGCCTGACTCTCCTAAAACAGCTTGTAAATTTTTCTGCCTAATACTTTCAATTATAATTCCAACTTGTTTGTAAGGCGGTAATTCTTCAAAGTTTTTAGTGTCTTTTCCAAAAAAACTTTGTATGTCAGATAAATAACTTTGAAACAACCCATATCCTCCTGTAGCGTTATCATAAGTATTAACAATATCAATAGCTTTTTCTAACAATTTGACAGATTGAATGTTACCTTCTAAAAACGGAACATTTTCTTTTATATTTTTTGTCAAAGCACGATAGTCAGTAGCTTTTAATTCTATTCCGCTAGTATCTTCGCCAGTTTGTTTTATTTGTTCTATAGCAAATTTACCTTCTAGTTCAGCTTCAGCAGCTCTTTTGCCTTCTTCACTTTCTACAAAGTCTGCTGTACCTAATGGTATTCCCATAAATGATGCAGTTCTTACCAACTGTTTACCCATACTGCCTAAGTAATCTTTGAATTTTTGACCACCAAAAGTTTCTGCAATAGCTAAATCTTTTATGTACTTTTGTTCGTCAGCAAAAAATTTATCTTGTTGCTCTTTACTTACTTCAAATTCAGTTTCTTCTATATCTTCTCTAATTCTTTTTTCTCTTTCTTTTTCAGTTAAAGACTCTCTATCTATTTTGTTTAGAGCCATTTGAGATTGACCTTCTTTGATTCTTCTTTCTAAATCTGCTTGTGTATCAATATCCTCAGAAACAAGAGTTGGATCTTCTTGAGTTTCAATAGTGTTAGCTGCTATTTCTTCTGTAGGTAATTCTTCGGTTACATCAGATTCCATTTGAGTTTGACTTGGTTTATCTAAATCGTCAATTTCGCTTTGTAATTGAGCTGCTCGAAAAAGATTATCTAAAGATTCTTTACTTCTGAAGGCACTTTGCAAAGCCTCTCCAAGATTCTTATCTTCATCTGCTATGGGTGATACATAAAAATCATCAATTTTTTCAAAAGGATCAATTTCATCTCTAGCAATCTTTTGTCTTAACTCTCTAGCTTTTTCAGGATTGTAAATTGCTACAAAATCAGGATTGTTTTGTGCCATATATCCTAATCTTCGATACCAGTTCATAAGCTCTTCACCACCTTCTACAAAAAAATCTTTAGCCATTCTATAAGGCACCATAGGATTTCTAAATAAAGTTTCTGCACCCCCTCTATTTTCTAAAGCTTCACTAACTATTCTCTCTACATTATTACCCAAAAGAACATCAGGACTATTTAACATTCCATAAATATCTAAATTAAAGAAAGAGTTACTGTTCACTATATTTGATAGATACGTTGGATCAAGTGTAATAATTTCACCAGTAGAAAGTTTGATTTGATTTTCTCCAAGTCCAAAATCTGTAATCAACTCAGGAGTTTCTGTAGGTATGTCATCCATAATAGGATTGACATCAAATTCTGGCTGATCAAAACCACTAATATCTATCTCAGTAGTAGGAGGCGTTATATTTACTTCTGGCCTGACTCCGCCTCCGCTTTCACCAATAACAGTTACATCAGGACTTGTTACTGAAGTCTGTCGAAACATTTCTCTATCTGTTATGGCCATTAGAAATATTGAGGAGCAGGATTATAATATCCAATAGGTTGTGTTTGCGAATTGTTTTGGGGATTATAAACAGAAATAGGCTGATTATTTTGCGGAACAGTTTGAGCTTGTGGTTGATTATTTTGTTGACTGCTCTGATTGTTAGGATTTTGACCAT